ATATCAACTAGTAGTACGCAAGAAAGGATAAGGATATGTTTGATTTAGCTAGTTTAGTTGTCGGTGCCTCAAGCGGTTTCTTTTTAGGTATATTTTTTACCACAACCCGCACTGGACAAATTAAAGAAGAGAACGAGCGGCTGAACAACGAACTGCGCATACTGACTGACCGCGACGAGCGTGGCCGTTTCAAAGGCGGTAAGTAGTGCCCAGAAAAGTGTGGACGCCTGAGAAGGACGCCGAGTTACTAAGTTATTATCAGCACGGCCTAAGGCCAGCGTACATGGCGGAACAGATGGGGCTTACGATTGCTTCAGTAGAGGGCCGCTATGGGAAGCTGAAAAGAATACAAAAAGCTAAGGAAGCACAGAGCAATGACTGAAGAAAAACGCCCTAAGATTATGATCGCCACTCCTATGTATGGCGGGATGTGTACGGGCATGTATGTGATGGGCTTGCTCAATACTATGGCTACAATGCGTGAACTAAAGGTTGAGGTACGCTGGGCACATATGACTAACGAGAGTTTAATCACCCGGGCACGTAACGAGCTTGCTCGTGCTTTCTTAGCCTCAGACTGTGACTACCTTATGTTCATCGACGCTGACATTGGCTTCGATGGGCAAGCTATCGCTCACCTGTTGGCCGTGGACGATGATATCGTATGCGGTATCTACCCCAAGAAAGAAGTGAACTGGGATAGCATCAAACGCGCAGCACTCGCTGGCAAGGAAGATTTGCAAGACCACGGCGGGGCCTTTGTGTTTAACATGGTAGGTGAAGCGCACGTTGAGACCGACGAGCGCGGTACAATCGAAGTGCGGCATGGCGGCACAGGCTTCATGCTTATCAGGCGGGGGGTGTTCGATCATCTTGCGCCGCACGTACCGACCTACCGGACATCCTCATTCATCAAACCAGATGGTGAGTACGACAAGCCACTAACACATGAGTTTTTCGCTACGTCTATCGACAAGAGCGGTGCATTGCTGTCAGAGGACTACCACTTTTGCGAACTGTTTCGCAAGCACGGGGGTAAGATATACGCCCACCCCTTCGTGAAATTGGACCATGTTGGGACCTACGTCTACAACGGGGACATTTTGAAATCGGGCGGCAATCTCAAGTAAGGAGCGAATGAAATGAGTAAGGCAACACCTAGGATTAACCCACAGGAATACAAAACTAAGGCTGAAGCGGTCTTGGATATGCTTAAGAAGGGGCTATCTGTAAAACAGATTAGGAACCATATGGCAGTCAGTGAAAGCTACATCTACTTAGCTAAGAAGCAGTTAGCGGATGCAGCGAAGGCTGCTAAGGAAACCATCCTTAGCGTGGATAATACCGTGTACCCTGACTTCATCAACAGGATGTCGCAAGGGAAGGGAAAGGAACGGATTGTAGGCACAGCGGAGCGTAAAGTTCCCGGCGGTCCTGCTACAGTAGTGCGGGCTACTACCGAGGATAGGGTTGAAAGAATCCTTGATGATCGTGGTACTAACTACGGTACTTTTCTTGACAACGCACGGATTACACAGCGCCTTAAAGCGGTGGCTCACAACTTTGCTGGGCATCACAACAAGACCTTTGATGCCGACCAAGCCGAAGCATTGGATATGATCTTTACCAAGATAGGGCGTATACTAAATGGCAATCCAAATCACACAGATAGCTGGATTGATATAGCGGGGTATGCTACGTTAGTGGCTGATCGTCTCCAAGGAAAAGCCAGATAACATGACAGCATGGTCCTACAGCAGCATCAAGACTTTCGAGCAATGCCCGAAGAAGTACTTTCACCTCAAGGTTGTGAAGGACATCAAGGATGAGCCGGGAGAAGCTGCCGATTACGGGACCGCTGTACATTTAGCTGCCGAAGAGTTCATCCGAGACGGCAAGCCTGTCCCCGATAAGTTTGCTTATATGCGACCTATTGTGGAACGGCTTGCCGATTTCTCCGGTGAGAAGCGTACCGAGATGAAGGTAGGTGTCAGGAAGACGGCTACTGGCTACGAGCCTACCACCTTCTTTGCTAAGGATGTATGGTATCGCGGCATCATTGACTTGCTGATTATAGATGGTGAACGTGCACATCTGCTCGACTACAAGACAGGCAAGAACGCTAAGTATGCCGACATGAAGCAGCTTGACCTAATGGCTGGTGCTATCTTCGTACACTATCCGCAGGTGCAAGAGATTAAATCCGGTCTGCTATACGTCGTATCAAATGAGTTCCCTAAGAAAGTACACGTAAGGGAAAAGCTCAATCAGTATCTTTCCGTGTTTGATACGCAGCTTGAGAACCTTAACGATGCGCTTGAGAACGGCGTGTTTAACCCGAAGTCTGGCCCTTTATGCGGCTGGTGTCCTGTGGTAGAATGCGCACATTGGAGACCTAAGAGGAGACGGTAATGCCTTACAAAGACCCCAAGGATCGCAAGTATACAGGGGCTTCCGCAGCCTACGGAGCGCAGCCGGAGCAGAAAAAGAACCGCGCAGCGCGTAACGCCGCTCGTGCCAAGATGATGAAGGCCGGTAAGGTTAAGAAGGGTGATGGCAAGGACGTTGCCCATAAGGTAGCCTTCGACAAAGGCGGATCAAACAAAACAGGTGTGCGCGTAGAGAGTGCATCATCTAACCGTTCTTTCGCTAGGGACAGCAAACGCAACCTTGTATCCGAGGTTAGCAAGCGGGAGCGCAAGAAGCGTGGAGATAATTGAAAACAAAGCGTTGCTCATAGAGACAACGGAACCCAACCTGATTACCGACAGCATAAAAAAGAGCGCGGTAGTTTCAACCAACGGGAGCAAATACAAAGTGCTAGTTAGATGGGGGCTAGAGGAAGCCCAAACCCTTGCTGTGCTTGAGCACAAGGACATACCCTCACCGATCCTACGGGATTACACATGGACTGGTAAGCTCACTCCGTTTGAGCACCAGAAAACAACATCGTCTTTCTTGACGCTTTACGACCGCGCCTTCTGCTTCAACGAGCAGGGTACAGGTAAGACAGCCAGCGTCATATGGGCAGCAGACTACCTGATAAAGCGCAATGAGATCAAGCGCGTCCTAGTTCTTTGCCCGTTGTCGATCATGAAGTCAGCATGGCAGCAGGACTTGTTTAAGTTTGCTATGCACCTTTCATGTGGCGTGGCACACGGTGACGCTAAGACCCGTAAGAAGGTTGTAGCCTCTGGTGCAGAGTTCGTCATCGTTAACTTTGATGGGCTGGCTATCATCAAGGATGATATCATAAACGGTGAGTTCGACCTGATCGTAGTGGACGAAGCAAACGCATACAAGAATGTTCAAACCAACCGCTGGAAGGTACTGAACGAGATCGTTAAAGAAACTAAGCCCCGGCTGTGGATGCTTACTGGTACGCCAGCAGCACAAAGCCCATTGGACGCGTATGGATTAGCTAAACTAGTTAATCCCAGCAACTGCCCCAACTACTACAGCCACTTCCGTGCCGAGACTATGTATCCGGTGACGAAGTTCAAGTGGACGTCTAAACCCGGTTCTGATGCTTATGTGCATAAGATGCTACAGCCAGCCATTCGGTTCGAGAAGAAAGACTGCCTCGACCTACCACCTGTGACTTACCTAGATCGTGACGCACCCCTTACCGTGCAGCAAGCCAAGTACTACAAGCAGCTTAAGACTGAGATGCTTCTTGAGGCAGCGGGTGAAGAAGTTAGCGCGGTTAACGCAGCGGTCAAGATCAACAAGCTACTCCAGATAAGCGGAGGTGCGGTGTATTCGGACACTGGCGAGGTCATAGAGTTCGATGTGTCTACCCGCTTAAATGTTGTGCTGGAAGTTATTGCCGAAGCCACTAGCAAGGTGCTGGTCTTCGTGCCGTTCACGCACACTATCGAGCTACTAAGGGCCAAGCTTGAAAAGGAAGGTATATCCTGCGAGATCATCAACGGTAAGGTTCCGATCAACAGGCGCACGGATATCGTCACCGAGTTCCAGACCAAGAAGAACCCCCATGTGCTGCTCATCCAGCCACAGGCTGCATCGCATGGGCTTACGCTTACAGCAGCAGACACAATCATCTGGTACGCACCAGTGACATCAGTCGAGACCTACCTACAAGCCAACGCCCGTATTGATCGTCCCGGCCAGAAGAACGCTATGACTATTGTGCACATACGAGGCAGTGAGGTTGAGGATAGGTTGTACTCAATGCTGCGCGGCAACATAAACAACCACGAACGTATCATAGATTTATACAGGGATATGGTAATTAAGCCTTGACACTGTATAGTAACAGGTTCAGAACAGAGGACCGACCATAAGGAGCAAACCATGGAAGAAGAAGTAATTCCAGCTGATAAGCTGGTAGCAGTTTACCGTCGAATACGTTCAGCTATCGAAGACCTTGAAGCAGCACACGCTAAAGAGGTCGAAGTCCTTAGGGATAAGCTGGACATGGTATCCGACAAGCTGCTTAAAATA